AATATGAGTTCTCTTTTAGGCATACTCCATGTTCCAAATTGATGAAAACTGGCAACTTCTGAGTTGACGCTAAATGTTGCTGACATATCTTCTAGTTTGTCAGTTTCTAATTTTGAAACTGATTGGAATAATTCTCCGGTACGAATCAAGGTTGGTGCCCCTGGATATCTTGAGGCTTTCCATGTTCCATATTCTGGGTCAAGAGGTTTCCAGGTGCCGCCACCATTTGATAAAAAATGGTCTACGTATTCTTTTTCTAGATTGTCTTTTGCTTTTCTTAATACGGGTTTTAAATTTTGCGCTGCGTGTTCAATTTTTTCTATGTACGCTATTGCTTTGCTTCCAAGGTAATCGGTTTGCACGCGAATTATATAAGCCATTAAGAAACTCTATTTCTTCTGTATTTTTTTACAGATAGAAGTTCTCTTTCGGTAAAACCTGTTTCAAGAGGAGCAACGTTTCTTGTCTGAATATCTTTAATACCGACAACGTCGTCGTGCATATTCTGCATTTCTCTTGTTGCTGCTCTAAGTATTAAAAGTTTAAAGAATGGAATCGCGTCTCCATCAAGACCAGCGTCATAGTTAACGGTAACCGTGTCTCCACTAACCATGTTAAAAATATCTATTCCATATCTGCGAACAACATAATTTGTTCCAATTGCAAAATACGTACCACTTGAATCAGTAACAGAACCGGGGTTTGAAGACAATACAGTAAAAGTATTTCCTTCTACTTCAACAATCTTGTTTCTTGAAACGTTGTAACCATCAGGGGCCATTCCCTCAACAGTCAAATAAAGACCAACAGTTAATTTATGCCCTACTGATGTATATGTAATTTTTCCCGCCGAATATGAAGCGTTAGTAATTGAGCCTTCTCTTCTAACTGCTTCTCCTAGGTAAGTAGGCGTTGTCCACTGATTGTTTATCATCACGCTATTAACTTTTGAAACTGGAGAATTTCTTAAGTAAATAGTTTCCGGAGGCATCGCATAGTTTGTGACAGTCTGATTTGAGTTTCCGCTTGAAGTATTAAAAGATGACTCAAGATTTCTTTGATAAAAGAAGGACGACATGGGAGACGCTAGGTAATCTGCCGGAACTATGTACTCTTCAGTGAACTCGGTGACCTCTATGGGTCTTCTTAAATACGATTCAAGTTCTGACTGAAGACCAGACAGCACAATATCGGCAGCGTCCTGCTGCCTCAAGGATAAAGAAATATCCATATACGTGACAAGGTCTTGCTGAGTTACAAGCATTGATTACCCCCCGTTACGGGTAGAAATTATCTATTTCTTCTAAACCGGTTTAGGATGCCGCGTCCAGTTTCTTTAATAATGTCGCCGACTGTTTCTTCTCTTGCGCCACCACGACCAATAGCCGCGTTTGCACCAGCAGCAGCAGCACGTGCCATTCTACGGAGTCTGCCAGCACGCTGAGCGCGACCACCTCTTCCACCTCTGGTTTTCTGAGGGTAAGCGGTTACTTGAGGCTTGATGCCAGTTCTTTTCCAAATTTTCATAGAGTCTCCTCTGTAGGTAGCCTAATTGTACATTATAGGAAATTTATCTGTCCGCATTGGGTGGTTTTTCTATTGACATCTGAATTTCAGTTATTTTTGCATCTGCTTCAACCGGAACCCAAGCCCGAGAATACGTATGTTGAGAAATTTTTCTCTGCTTAAGAAGCGAACCGTCAATCAATAATTGGAGTTCATCGCTCTTCATTTGCAGTAGCGCACCAAGTTCAGCCTTTTCATACTTGTGAGATTTGACAAGATTTCTAATAATTTGCGATGTTGGTTTTGCCAACAAAGTACCCCTAGACCGATTCAATCTAAGGTGCAACATCTGTGCTTCAAGATTGTCACATTCAATTTTAATGACAGGGCATTCTTCGCCAACAATCTTTGAGATTGACTTTTGATTCTGCGCAATCAATACGCGCTCGTTTCCATCTATCACAACATTTGTTGACTTTTGAATAATTACAGGCACTATGAAACCCAGGTCTCTAAGAGACGCTGACAAGGTAAGAAGGTCTGGCCTAAGAATGTACGTTGCTTTAAACGGAGCAATTACCAAGTCACTGAATTTAACCATCTCAATATTATTCATTGTTATCCAACTCCTGTTGTGCTGCCTTCTGCCTCAGCGTATCTGCTTTTGTTTTTGGACCAACTGGTGCTGCAGAGGCAATTGATATTTCTCCAAGCAAAAGATTTCTAATAAGCCAGTTCATCGGATACGAATACGGGTCTCTAATGTGTTTGCGCCTGAAGTCGGCAATATAGGCAAACCCTCGTCTCCTGTCGTGTTCGTCAGAAGTATTATCTTCAACACATCTCTTGGCACCCTCAAATCCATCTATGGCGTAACCATCTATGTACTTCTCCATGTCAAATTCTTTCCACCAGCGCCTCTGAGCGTCGATGTCAGGCCATATCTCCCACAATCTGTCGTAGAAGTCCGGCTCAGTCGCTACAAGGTCTCCTATGCGCCTAATAGCGACACCGTGGAGAGGAACGCCAACTCGGGTGTTTGAGCCAGTCATGGCTGCAAGGTCGTAGTACTCGCAATACTCTGCGCCGTGTTCTTCGGCAATAAACTTCATTACGTCATCTATCTGCCAGTCGTAAATAACTTTTGCAAATTTCATCGGTATTGAACGCTTCATTTTAAAAGGCGTGGCAATGTAGTTTTCGTGTACTTTCTGCACCAAGGACCTGTAGCGAACCATTGACTCATTCGCCCGTACGCCAGTAACAAAAGCGACACTGCCTGTTTTGCCCTGCATCGTGTAGTAGTCAATAATCTCAGGAAGAGGCTCGCCCATAGGAAGTCCAAAGTGAGATGCGTTAATTGACCAAGGTGGCATTTCCCTGACAAGTTCTCCCTTTTCAGCACGCTGAGAATCCCATGTCAAAATGTTCTGCCGAATACCAAGAACCCATACTTCTTGGGGAACTGGAAGGCAATACCACTCCATGTCAACCCAGTCGTACTGTCTGACCTTATTGACGTATTCGTAAATAGCAGGACTGACAAGTTCTTCGTCGCGGAAGATTACTTTTACCGGTCCAAGTCCTCGTTCTTCATGAATTTCTTTAGCCAAGTAAAGAACCGCTGTGCTGTCTTTTCCTCCAGAAAACTGAACGCAAACAGTATCAAAAGTATCATAGACATGTCTTATCCTCTGTCTGGCAGCATCAACGCAACTAATGTTAAGAAACATTCTCTGCTTAGTCATTATCTGACTCTAGTTCTTGAATCTTGTTCTCAAGATAAATAATTCGTTTAGCAATATCGTGCATAAGAGAGTTGCTCAACAAAACAGATTCAGTGCGTGCTTTTCGTTTGCTGCGAATAAGTTGAGTAAGAACCGACTGCAGGTCGTAAATATTGTCAGGGTTATGAATTTTCACTTAAACCTCTGTGTGCATATCAATAAAATCAATCAACTTCTCGGCAGTTGTTGTTCCAGAAATGCCAGGGTCATTTCTCAGATAACGAACAAAGTCATACCAACGGCGTTGTTGGTCTGGGTTATCAAAAACTATTGTGTATTGAACAACGGCTTGCGGAGCAGAACCTGGAGAAACAATGGTGCTACCAGAAATAGCAACTTGATTATGGTCCATGTCCTTGCCAGCAACTATTCTCCTATCCCCATCTTCATTCTCTTCAACAGTAATATTGATAGGTGCTTGTGGAGGGCTATTGACCATTACGGGAGTAAAATAACCATCAGAAATAGGCGAGGTTTCTTCTGAGGCAAATTGGCTTTCTTCAATTGCCGCAAGTTCAAACTCGTCCCAACCAAGACCTTCAAAAAGTTCTGGGAAGTCATCCCACATGTCAACGACCATGTCGTTAAGCATTGAATTATCTGTATGACCAAGTTCCATCGTTCGGTTATCTGCAAGAGCAAAAGCAACGGCTTTTTCTTCATTAACATTCATCTGGACTGCTGCAATTTTTTCCCAACCTAAATTCTTTGCAGCCTGAAGTTGGTGATTTCCAGCAATAACTACGTATGTCCCATCACCCTCTGGTCTAACCACAATTGGTTTCATCTGACCAAATTCTTTGTATGAAGACATAATTGCTTCAACATTGCCTTTTCTAGGGTTTTTCTGAAGAGGCTTAAGGTCTTCAATGGGAAGAGCAAGCGGGAGTAAATCTTTTGATATTTTCATTAGTGATGACCAACCTGTACACGCACATTGGCGTTAAGAGTTCTAAGAGCGTCTATTGATGTACGCAAAGATAGCAGTTTTTCCCGTTTTGATTTAAGAAGCGCTTCGGCAATCTTGAAGTCAAAGTTTTCATCGGCAAGTTTATAATCAGCCCATGCTTCCCGTTCCTTGATTGAGCCTTTTGCAGAAAGGTATTCTTTCGCCCAGTTGGATTTATACAGGGCTTCTTTCTTTGCCATATCAGTAGCAAGGGTCTCAAAAGCCTCTGTCTCGCTTTCAAGAAACTCCATGAGCCTCATCAATTCGCTCTCAATTTCAACCTGACTAATCGGGTTATTCCTCGTCACTATTTACTCCTTTAATTTCTAGCCAGTCTATTTTGTCAAGAGCAGATAACTGCTCTTTTGTCCACTTATATTGTGATTTACCCAAATAAGTTAAAGCCATTTGCTCAAGCACCCATGCATCACATTCGTCGTTTCCAGAAGCGCCACTAAAGATGATTCCGGTCTTTGCCGATATGGCAGAAATAACTTCGCCCTTTGAGGCATTTCCTTTTCCAGTTGCAAACTTTGCACGGCATGT